CCCCAAAACCTAAATACGCTTGAACTTCTGAATAATTGTAGTTAGTAGCCGCGTTCGACGCGCCAGTGCGTAACTGCATAAAAAGACTATTTGTAGTGCTTGTTTGATAGCGAATTAAAACCCTATAAAACTCAAAATCGTCTGTAAAACAATTGTTTATGACTGCTTCGGTTGCTGCTGTTGCGGTCACTTTTGCGCCTGACAATGTAACGCCGCTGCCTGAAACAGAAGTTGGCTGCATAGCCCATAAACCAACTTGGTTCATTTGTGCCGCGGTTAAAACCTGACCTACTGAAAAATCCGGGGGCGTAGCCATAACTTAATATCCTAACTTGTTGCTATCTAACGTGCCGAAAGTGCCGTCGTCGAGGATCAAATACGAGTTCAGATCACGTTGCGAAAACTGGAACGTGAACCGTTGCTCGTCAGGGTTGCCGCTCACAGTCAAACCCTCAATTACAACATCAGTCGTTAACGTGCGAAACGCGACTTGTGTGTAATACCCGACAAGGCTTTGCGTGTAAAAATCTGTTATCCCGTCAGCCTCGCCCATGTTGTCCAAATAAAAATTGGTGCCCTGATTACTTGACCGGGCGCCGATCATCGACAGACCCGCCGCCAAACTTGAATAGTTGGCCAGTAAATAATCGGCGTAGTCCTCGGCCTGTGCCACCGACGCGTTCACCGTGTTGACCGTGTATGTCCTAAATGGTTTAGACCCTAACTCTGCGACCGCTTCACCTAAGCCCTCGGGTTGCACAATGACCTGCGTGTAATAGTTATCAGCCAAACTTTCGTATTCGATACGGTCATAGAGTTGAAATAGTGGGCCGTCTACGGTTGCAAACGACATCGACAACGGCTCTAAATCGTATTTAGAAACAATCTCGATCTCATCTTCTAACTGGCGAATACGGTCATTCAACGTCAACACAACACGCGTCACCCAATCACCCCAAGTACCGCTAACCGTTGTGCCACCCATTGAAATACTGGCGGCATCATACGGCGCAATAATCGTTCCCCCCGACTCTGTTTCTGCGGTGTCAATCTGATCGTTCAACGTATCCGCCGCCATGACATAACCGTCGCCTGACATACGCCCAAACACGGCTAACGCACCTTCGCCGTACACCGTGAACCGGTCAGCGTTACCTACATCGGTCACCGAATTGTACGGCATGCCGTAGTCCACTTGTGTATCGCGGGTAATGCCCGAAAATAAAATGACTTTGCGGGTTTTGTCGATAATCCGTATTGGCATACCGGGTTTAACGGTGTATTGGGGGCCAGCAAATGACACACCGGTTGTGAGCCAAAATGTAACTCGGCAAGTGTCAGCGCGGTATGTGTCTAACTGGAAATCGCGGCCAATTTTGACGTCATAGTCAAGCATGTCGTCAACGTCAACCCATGCGGCGAGGCTTTGACTGTAATACTGGAACTCGTAGTTAGCGGTTGGCATGGCTAGTACAGGTTGCTGACCCTGATTGGTACTGATCCGTTTTGGCGCATGTAGGTGCGTAGCGCGTCGACAACGGCATTAGGGTCGCCACCGTTCACGTTAATTGTGACGTTGCCCATTTGACCCATTTTGTCAAGCGGCACAACGGCCTCTGGCCCGGCTTCGCCAATGAGTGCCAACGTCGGTGATGCCACAATTCCACCCTGAGCCAATGCGGGGACTTGGCTCATAACAAAGTCGACGTCGAGCGCGAAACGGTTGCGTAACCGGTTCAATTGCTTTTCGGTGAGCCCGGGTGACGACAGTTTGATTTTGTATTTGCTGATGACGTCCGTGATGCCCTTAGTGAGCTGTTGGGCTAATACCACGCCTTCGTTGTAGTACGTCGCCCCCGCCAGCGTCCCGGTTTCTTTCGCGGCCTGTTCAGCAGCTGCGACGAGATCGTTGGCTTGACCGATTGTGGTTGCGCCACCGGCTAGCAATTGGTCGGCTATTTGTGTACCGGCTTCGGCGCCGGCTTGTGCTACTTGTGTAATCGCGGATTGTGATAGCCCGGCGGCCATAAGTTGGCGCAAACGCTCGGCAAATGTGCGGGCTTTTGTTACTTGCTCGGTTAAACCTTGAATGAATGTTTTACCGGCACGAGCCGCGACGGCTTGAAATTCCGGTGTTGATTGGTCGACACCGGCGGCGATCATGGCGGCCATTTCTTGTCCGGCTGATTGTGCGTCGTTTTGGATTGACCCGAAATTTATAAACTCGGTGATTGCTGAGCCGATTGTGTTTGCGAAATTGTCGCGTAGTTCTTTCATTTCTTTAGAAACGCCTCGTTTGGCTTCTCTAAATGCGGTTTGTAGTTTGCCGGTGGCTTCTTTTACTTTGTCAAGTTCTTTTGTTAAACCGGTGGCCCCGTTTGATGCTGGCTTAAATCCGAAATTGTTTAGGCTTTCTAATCCTTTGCGGAATTGAAACCCTTCAACCGTGACGCCTTCTAATGCAAAATACATGTCGTTTAGAGCGTCTTTGGTAAGCCCCATAGCGTTAGCGGCGTTGATGAATGTTTCACCTAAGACGTCGGTGCGGCGTGTTGCGTCGTCAAATAGGCCAGCGCCTGCGTATAAAACAACGAGGTATTCTTCGAGTCGGCCTTTGCCGGTGTTTAGGTATTCGGTAAAATCTTCGTGTGTGAAACCTAATGCGGCCATTAGGTCGATGTTTTTTTGTATGTTCGGATTCGACAGGGTTAGCTGGCGGATCGCGTCGCGTTGGGCTTGTCCTTCGCCGTACAGTGCGTCGGCGTATTTGCGGGTTGCTTCGGCGGCTTCGTTTTTGCGGCCTTTTAACAACATGTACGCGGTGGTTGCTATAGCAATTACTCCGGCGATTACGCCCATAGACGCTTGAAGTGTTGTGAAACTGGTGCCAAGTTTGGCGTTGGCGAATGTCGCCAAGGCACCGATAACCGTCCATGCTTTCATGGCCACATTTGCAATAAATACCGCCGAGGCGATACCGCCGATCGAATTGGCGATAGCAAGAAAAACGTCGCTGTTGTTTTTTGCCCAATTGCCGAAAGCTTCCACTAACGGCAAAATGGCTTCGACGATTGGTAGTAACGCGTTACCGATCGCGGCTTGTGTATCTTCTAGTGACGCTTTTAGTTGGCGTTGGCTGTTTGCTAAACCGTCTGATGTGTCCGCAAAGTCACCTTGTAAATCGGTGGTTTGCTGCATGATTAAATTGCTTGCGGCTAGCACTTTTTGTTGTGGTGTTAATGCTTGTTTGGTTGTGGCAATTAACTCCATTTTTAAGGCTTCTTGACGCAAACTTGCATCGTCCAGCAATACGTTGTATTTGCGTATTGGTTCCGTTTCGCCTCTAAACGCTGCACCGATTGCCGTGATCGCTTCTTCTGGGCTTGTGTTTTTGAACGATGCCATGTCGGACGCCAACGTCACAAACTTAGTTGAGAAATCGACTAATTCTTGCCCGGATAGCCCGGCGGATTTGCCAAACGCCGCGAATGTGGTGGCTGCTTGTGTTGCTTGACGCTGTGATTGACCTAAGTTTTTGGCTGCGGTTTTAGCAAACTTGTCTATTTCTTTTGAACTTTCACCAAAAACTTTGTTTGACGCGCTTTGTGCTTCAGCTAAATCCGACGCTGATTTTGCTGCTTTGCCACCTAACGCGGCCAACCCGGCAAGGGCAACAGTTGCCGGCAAAAATGCTTTTTCCAATGCAAACTTCGTTTTAGCAGCTGATCCTTTTAATTGGTTAAACTCGGCCATAGCCTTTCTAATGCCGCGGCCGTCAAAATCTGTTATTAGTGGTATGCGAATAGCCATTACAAAATAGTCCTATTTATTTTGCGGTTGACCATAGCCATAACCCGTGTTACTTCATCGCGTATGGCGTCTTCTACCTCGTTAGCGTGTTTTTCATACGCTGGCCACATAACACGACTAGCGTTGCCGACATTGTTGTTTAACCCGGCGATCATGTTTGCGCCTTGCGGGGTTGATGAGTTTTGGGCTACGTCAAACAGGGTATTTACTGCGCCTCGCCAACGGATAATGAGCACCGCTAAATCGCGTATTTGACCCGCAAACTCGCGGGGCCGTTTTCCACTTACTTTTGTGTCAATAAGTTCTGTCGCCGAATTACCGTCCCACGGCAACATTTGAAAACGGGTTCCGGGTGTACGCCATGTTCGACCCCAACCGCTAATTGGTGGCGTTTTTGGCACATTGTTTTTTGCTTCATTAACAACCGGACGGGTTATTGTTTTGAAATTGCGCGTAATTTGGAACCGTGCTTCACGATCTATTTGGTTAATTTCCCGTAATGCTTCTTTGAGCCCCGCTACCTGTAAATCGGTTCGTATGCTCATTTAAGGCGCTTTCGTTGGTCGTTTAAAATCTTTGTGACCGTGGCTAGGTCGTCAGTAGTGAACTCTATCTCATGCGGCCACCAACCGAGAGCAACTAACAGCGATGCTAGTCCGTGTCGGTAGGTGCCTGCTCGGTAGGGTTTTCGGGTTCCTCGCTAACTACTTCAAGTGTTATAAGTTTGTCAATGAACTTGTCAAACTCGGCTGGGACGACAATCTTGTTTCGTTTGCTTGCTTCATAAGCAAGGTAGGCAAGGTCTTCCATGCCGATACCTTGTGCAAGATCGCTTGCCTTGCGGCGGTATTTGCGTTCCCATGCCACAATAACGGCAAGGTTTGTGTCAATTTCGTAGGCACCGTCTCCAATGTCTACGCGTAGGGTTAATTTCATGTTGGGCCTTTCGCCGGGTAAAGGGTTTTGTTAGACGGTAGCGCTGTATGCGCCGCCTGTGAACGTGACGTCAATAGTTGACAACTCGCCCATAGTGGCGTTAATAACAGGTAGTTCAGCAAGAAACGCACCCGTCAATGTGAAACCGGGGTTGGTGCCTGATGCTGCTGCTGATGTTGGTTTGACAACGAGCGTGCATGTAGTACCTACTAGGTCTTTAAGATCGGCGTAGGTCTCCGATGCCGCATACGACATGTACATAGTGATTGTGCACTCGCTGTTGCCCAAACCCGATACAAACTTTCGGGCGGTGTCGCCCATAGCTGTACCTTCTAATTGGTCAACTCGTCGAGTAAATGTCACTGATTGCACTTGATCGGAGAAGTCAAGCGTCGAGTTGATTACAACGCTTGCGGCGGCGAGGTATGTGGAAGTTGCCATGATCTGTGTTCCTTATGGGGTGACGTCGACGGAAAAAACCCCGCCGACAAATGTGACGTCGATTGTTGATAGTTCGCCCATAGTGGCGTTGATGACTGGCAGTTCAGCAAGGAATGCACCCGTCAAAATAAAACCCGGGTTGGTCGCGCTGTCTGTGCCGCTAGTGGGTTGAACTCGTACGGTGGTGGTGGTGCCGACAAGGCCGGCAAGTGTGGCGTAGGTTTCGGCTGATGCGTACGACATGTACATCGTCAAGGTTAGTTCGTTGTTTTCTAACCCTTTTGTGAACTTGCGGTCAGTGTCACCAAACGCGGTCGCTTCAAGTTGATCGTATCGACGCATAAACGACGCGGCGGTCACTTGATCGGTTAACGCAACCGAGTTGACGGTCACGACGGGATTTGACAAATAATACGAGCTAGCCATTGTCGCTCACTTCCTCGGTTGTTTTTTTGGTTTTAGATTTTGGTTTAATAAAACCGAACTGTACGAGCGCGTCAACATTGACACCCGGGGCGGGTGTAAAGGTTGTGCCGGGTTCGCCGCAACGCTCTGAAATAATTTCGTATTCGTTCATGATGTTTGTACCTGCATAGGGATAATAACACGATACGAGGCGTATGTCTGTGAACCGACCTCGAATACTGCCGGGGTTGCTGACGTGACCGCTACGTTTTTGGTTAACAGCTTGGCAACGATCGCCAGTATGTCCCGTAGGGCGTCAAGCGAGGCCGGGCCAAGTGTTACCACGTCGACCGGGACTTCCATTTTTGCAATGTTGTAGTTCCATGCGTCAATTGACGGCGCGTTAATGAACACGCAAGGCGGGTTGATGTCTTTCGGGTTGGTGACAACGCGTAGCCCCGAGATCGTCGCGAGTGTGGTCGCTAGGTCGTCGATGCCTTCATTGAATAGGTCGGGCCACGACATTAGGCAACCTGTGGGCGGTCAATGCCGACGAGTTGTTTAATCATCGGTGATAGGCCGGTGATCGGTGCGGTACTCATTCCGTCGAACCCTGCGAATGTGTCGATCGAGCCGCGTTGCCGGTAAAGAGCTGCGCCGTACATAATCGTCCCAAGTTTGACGTCGTTGCTTGGTGCTGTCGTCAATGAGTCTTGTAGGTAGCCGGACTCGACGCGTCGACGATAAATAAACTCGTTGGCGGCTGCGGCGCACGCCGTTAAAAACGTGGTTTCCGCGGTGGTCGCAACAGTGATACCTAGATAGGTCGCGATGTCGGTGTGCGTTGTCCATGTAACGGTTTGTGTCCATGTCAACGTCCCGGTTGGTACTGCGGTTGACCATTGGAGATCATCGCCAGTGTCGTAGAACAGTAATTGATTTTGTTCAGCAATTGAATAGTCGTATAACCATTCGCCGTTGGAGTCAATACCGGTAAAACGGTATTGCGGGCAAAACAAAACGGTATGCGCACCGTTGAGACCGTGACCAAGCCCGGCCAGCGTAATTGACT